CATACGTTTCGCCTTTCGTTATTCGGTTTAGCTGGGTGGTGGGAAGAGCCGGGCGAGGCGGCTTTCCGGAATATCAAGCAGGCGCATAACCAGGGAGTGGAACCAGGGCCAGGGAGAGTCCATGGCCTGCCAGTCAGCCAAGCCATAAAACTGCATGAGATCCGCTGCGACGTACTCCCACCGGGCCGCTATCTCAGCCCAGGCGGGCGCACTGCCCGCAGGCTCTGGAGAGACGGGTTTTAGATCCTCGGGTATCAGGTAATCCTCGTATAGCGGCGTTCCGTCGTCGCAGTATCCGACGATCTCGCCCACGCCGTACGGTGCCCACTCTTGCGGTGTTAGCGGCCTTTTGGGGCTGCTCCCTCGGTCGGGTAAGCGTGGGCTATGAACATTTCAACGGCGGCCTCGTTGCCGCCGTTAGACCAGTAGATCAGTGCGGCCTGGGTGGCCAGGAAGATGTAGGAAGCCGGGCAGTCCGAGGCCGCGAGGCGGTCGTATTCGGCTTCGCCTAGCAGCATCTTGGACAGCTCTTCGTTAGTCTCGGGCCAGCCGTCGATCTCGATCTCGCCCTGGGTGGTTCCAGCCGCTTCGTCGCCCACGCGATCCAAAAACTTCTGAATGAGCAGACCGGTTCGGGTGTTCGGGACGGGGCTTGTAAACTCCCAGTCGCCGATTTTGAGGGTGAGCGGCTCGTAGGGTGCGTATTTGGTGAGGTCAAGCATGAGGGGAGATGCCTTTCAATAGA